TGATGACGCTTAAATTGTTTAGAACTACCAAGGGTTATAAAGCAGATAACTACCATGACCTATCTATTTACAATGACATGACATTTAATCTACACAAAAAAGATATAGACAAAAGAGATAAAAATGACTAAGTATTTAAGAATTAAATCTGGCGAAGCTAACTTTCAGTTGGTTGAAAGATTTGATGAGGTAGAGAAAGCTGCCGACCCCAACGCACAAGGGGAAGTTGTAGAATGTAAAGTTGAGAATATTAAATTAGACTTTACAAAAGTAAAAAAGGAGAAAGATGAACGAGATAAAATCTCGTCTGCAAGAACTCAAGGACCTTCAAGCGAAAGCTCATAAGGAATACTTGGAAGCCAAAAGAAGAGTTGCAGAAAAGCAACAAGATTCTTTTAGTTTAATTTGGCAAATCGAGCAGACAAAAGAAAAATTAATGGCAGCTAAATAGTCATTAGTTTACATTGATAAAAAAAACAAAAAAAACTGTAGGGGATTTATGACCATAAATGTAAGCACACATTATAATAAACACATAAAAAACTTAAACCAAAATAATTTTATATACAAAGTTAAGAAAGCATTTTACCTTCTTACGAACCAAGAAGAAAGATTATATGAGGTAGGGTTCTCGGAAGGTTTTTTATATGCTGCAAATGTTTTGCAAAAAGAAAAGATACAAGACAGTAATGTAAAAAAGATTATTGGTTATAAGATTTCAAGACCTAAACCATCTGACGTTCAAAGTATTATTAATAAAGTGTGCGTACATTTTGAAGTACATAAAGAAACTTTGATGAATAAAAGTAGATCAAAAGATATTGTAAGAGCAAGAAACGTAATACATAACTTGTTAGCTGAAAAATACGATATGACTTTAGGAGATATTGGTAAATATTTTGGACAAGATCATACCACAGTTTCACATTCTATAGTTATGAAAAGGGATCAGAAAAGATTTTGGTCTCCAGAACAATCGTTATGGCAGGAGTTTGAGAAACTTATTTCCTAAAACTTTAGTTTTATTTTTTAAATCCAGACTTCATATTCTTATAAGCCTTAGAACTAATTGTAGATTTCTTTTTAGATCTTGATGTACCAGATTTTTTACGTTTGTTAATATTATAGTACAAACCTTTTTTAGCTGTCTTACCAGATTTAGTTTTGTGATAACCTTTTTTCATTACTTCTTCTTCTTTTTAGATTTCTTAATTTTATTTTGTAAAAACTTAGGCAGAGTTTTCTGCTTAGCTGTTAGCTTACTTTTACCTTTAGACTTTCCATACATAGTTATTCTCCTGTTGTTGTTTCATTTTTACCACACAGTATTTGTCAAAGCAACTACCATCTTTACCATCATGGCAAAAGTATTGTTTTTTATGTGTTACAATCCATCCTCCTGCATCACTCATAAGCATCTTCTTGCACCATACGCAGTAGCCACAGATTAATGATTGTTCAGTTGGTTTCTTCCAAGTTCTATTTTTTTTCACTTTTCTTTTTCTTTTTGCAGCTACAAAATTTAAAAGTTAAAACATCTTCTACCTTTTGAAATTGATCGTCTATCCAACCACAAATTTTTAATATAAATCTATCTAACATTTCCATCTTCTCCTTGCCTGTCTTATTCTAGAATTAGGATCATTCCTAGTTTTAGCAGACGATCTTTTTAACTGACCTAGTGATCTAGCACAATAACTTTTTCTACGTTTAGCAGCTTTAGATCCTGCCTTTACTTTACCAGTTACTGCTGTCTTTAACTTACTACCAGGATTAGCTCTTCTATATGCTCGAACACCTTTAGCTGTCATACCAGCTCCAGACTTTGTGGGTCTGTAGTTTGCGTTCTTACCTTTAGTAGTTTTTCTGATAGTCATTATTTTAATATAAGTTTTTTAATTGATTTTGCACCTAAATAAATTTCTGTTTCTGCTTTACTTTTAATACATTGATACTCTACATTGTTTCCAGTATTGCTACGCATAGCAATTCTTTTACCTTTCAAACAACTGCTCATAGATTCTTGTATTCTATGTTCTTTGATTTCTCCATTTACTATCATCAATAATGCAACTACTACCTCAACCATGACCATTACCATTTTGTCTTACTTTGTCTTTTAAAACTTCTACATCATCTAAAAGTTTTTCAGTTTGATCTTGTAAGAATTGTATATTTACTTTGTTGTGCATCATATCTTCTATTCTGGTTTCAATCTTTTCTACTGTTTTATATAAATCCTCAAGCAACATAAATTGTTCTTGATCTGTTGGTAGTTGCTCAGATTTTTTAAGTAGATCAGCTTGGAATAATTCTCTTGATGTCTCAAGACTAGTCAACCTCGCAGTAACTTCTGTATATGCAAACACACCCATAGCAACAGCTACAATAATACCAATCATGTTTTTCATTGGCATACTTACAGATGTATTTTCACTTATCTTCATCTAGGTGGTCCTCCAAACAAAGCAAGAAGTACAAATAGAATAATTAATGTAGCTGTAAAATAATAATTCATATAGGCATACTCCATCATTATCTACCTTGACCCTTGTATCTTCTAGTACGTTTTTGACGTTTCTCGCCTTTACTCATGGATTTTTTATGTTGACCTGGTCCACGCTTCTTAGGTTTATCACGAGGAATAAAGTGTGTAAACTTTTGCTTAGCCATTACTTCTTCTTTTTATATTTTTTTTTCTTTTTTTTCTTACCAGTTTGCTGTGATAACATAGTTACTTTTTTACTATATTGTTGTGCAAAACTTTTACTGATCATTTTTTACCTTTGAATATTTGTGTTCCTTTTATTCCATAAATTGAAGCCACTACAAGAATCCACAAATTTGTGAACCATGACGGAAGCTGTTGGAATTGTTCGAAGAACTCTTTTATCTTAGAAGCTGCACCAGGATCATCACTAAAAACCCCATACGCAATTACTAAAATTGGCAGCGTTAGCACGATTAATACGAACTCGTCTTTCCAGTCTGACTGTCTAGCTTCAAGAAGTTTACCACTATACTCAAGCTCACCACTAGCCATCTTCTCTGCGTGTTTAGCTTGTGCGTTAGCCATCATCATTTTAGTTTCTTGTTTCTTTTTATAAATATGACTACCAGCATTTAATGCTAGTTTAATTGCACTTAACCACATCTTATATCTCCAATTATAGGTTTGTATTTCGTCTTACCATCTTCTTTGAAAGCTCTCAAGAATTGTTTTCTAGGTTTATCTGCCACACTACAATGAACCCATCCGCTTGAAGGTTCACCAATAGTATAAAACTCAAGAATCATTTGATCCCAACCTTCTATATTATCTTTTATCCAGTATGCAAGATCAGCATTATCAGTACCTGGACATTCAAAATCTACTGCTTCAGCTTTGCAATGTTGACTATTAATTGAGCTACCTATCTTAACGCATAGCTCCGCACTACGAAATCCAGAAGTTACAATGACTGCACCAAATTCATCTCTAACTGGTTGCAGCAAAGTCTCGCAAAGGTTTTGTAGTTTAGCAATCTGATCTGAGTTAGGTTCATTGGGTATACCAAGTCTTATTGCTGTGTCTGATTTAGTTAGTTCTTGTAGTGTAAAGTTTTCTGATAATTTCATTCGTATATAATCCTTACGTTAAGTTTCTTTTGCTCTTTAGTTGTATTCCTAGATATAAAAGATCCTTTAATATTTCTTCTATATCCATCTTTAGGTATACTCTTTGGTTCATTCTTTCTATAATTTTTAGACTTAACATCATAAGCATTATACTCTCCTGTTGTCATATTTAAAGTAACAATATCTACTGGACCAAGTCCGCCAAGTGGTAAAAATACAAGTAAATTAGGATCTTCAGCAAGTCTAAGTTGAGCTTTAATTTCTGAGGTTAGACCAGTAACTGCTTTCTTTCTTCTAGCCATAAAGACCTTAGAGTTAAAGTTTTTCAAATAAAATAATAATGATGGTAAACATACCACCTATAAGAGCTGACATAGCATAGTACATATGTTTTTTAATCTCTTTAATTTCTGTTTCTATACTGCTAATTTTTTGATGTGTTTGTTTTTGCATAATACGACAAAGTTTTTCGTGTGATTCTATTCTATCAAGAGCAGTATTCTTAGGCATCATTGCCTTCTTGTTCATTACAAAAATAAGAAACGTATAATTTTTGATCGTTAAATTTATCTAAAAAATCATTGGTAACTTTTATAGTTACTACCGCACCATGTTTGGTGCAATCGGTCCAAGTGTTAAAATGTGTTGGATGTACTACTGGTGTATTACAAAAACCTGTAATAGCAGAGCATATAGTATAAGCCAACACAAACTTCATTAATCTTTTTTATCTTCTTTAACTTCATCTTTAGGAAGTTCAGCTTTTAGAAGATTAGAATAATGACCTTGCAATATATTTACGTCTGCCATCTCCAAGTTTAACTGTTGTTGTTTAGCTTGGATTTGTTGCAACTTACCTAAATATAATTTGCCATTATCAGATAGCTTATCGCTATCGTAGTCTTTATCATCGAACTTAAAGTTCATATTACCACTCCTTAGTTTTAGACGTTAAAGTAGGTGCTTTTTGTGATGCGATTTGTGCATCAAGATTAGCTTTCATATCAGCTTCAGTAGTATCTGAATGTTCTAATACACAAGCTATAGCATCTTCTTTAGTCATACTGTCAAAGTTTAATTCTGATTGACCATCTGAACCATACATAGATGCAGAATATTCTCCATCTACTGCTGTATATCTCCAATGGATAACCTTAACTTTGTTATCTGCGTCTGTCTCAAAGTTTGGAAAACTCCAAGTGTACTCAGTATTATTTGCCATATTGTTTTCTCCTTATTGTTATGTGTTATTAGCTTCTAGTGTTGTTATTCTAGCTTCTAATTCTTGAATTGTGTTTTTCTGTTCTTGCACAGCTTTTAATAAAATTGGAACTAGATTATGATAAAGAACTCCTTTAAGATTTTCATTTCCATCTTTATCTATTTGTTTATCTAATATATAATCTGAACCACTTACCTCATTAACTTCTTCAGCAATTAATCCATATTCTGTATTAGGTAAATTATTTGTAGTTTCTAAATAAACTTTATTACCATCTTCGTCTGTTTCATAATCTCTAAATTTAAAACTTCTTGGTCTTAATGAATGTATCCAATTGACAGAACCCATGTCATTAATATCAGTTTTCATTTCTCTAACTGAACCAGTGTAAGGCTCTATAGAGCCAACTGTTCCACTATGAACCCAATATAGAGGATACCTATTAGATGTTGAGCCAGTTGTATTTAAAAGAGGTGCAATTACATTACCATTAGTTTTATTCCAAGTCATACATGTAAAAGGTGTACCAGATAAATTTCCGTCTAAGTTTAAATTTTCTGATGTTGAGGAAGTACCAACTCTAAAACCCCATCTATCACCCATTTCAAGAGATAGATTTGTATTTACTGAATCTGAAAATTTACCTGTTATATCTAATAATGCAGATGGCGATGTAGTTCCTATGCCTAATCTTCCATTATTAAGAAGTGTCATTTTTACACCTCTGTCAGCAGATTGATAAGTATTATTATTTTGAACAAAGAAATCCATTCTAGGATTTAAATAAGAAGGAGTACTTTGAGTTACTTGTCGTCTAATACCAACAGCGTAATCTGCGTTATTACTAGCAACAGCAAAATCATGATAATGACCAGAAGTTGTTAATTGAGAACTTGCAGAAATCGTTGTGTTTTGATTAGTGTCATCTCTTACTTCTAGTTTTGCATCAGGTGATGAAGTATTTACACCAACTGAGCCTGTTGATGTAATACAAAGTTTTTCTGTACCATTAGTCCAAAATTCTAAAACATTATTACTATGTTCATATCTTATTCTACCTATATTTCTGCTATCATCATCTCCAAACCAAATTTCGTTTGTTGCAGTATTCCTACCTACAGTTTGTAATACACAACCATCAGTATCATTATTTTCTATTGTTAATACAGTACCATCATAAGGCGACCAACTTTGAGAAACATCATCAGCAACAACATGAAGTTCAGAACCTGGTGCTGTAGTTCCAATTCCAAAATTTCCAGAACTGTTAAGCCTTGCTAGTTCTCCAGTTGAATTTGTAAATCTATAATCATTTCTAAATTTTAAAACTGCTTCTCCAGTAGCATCTTTTAAAGATAATCTACCCTCAGTTTGATTTGTTTCAATTCTTGCAATGTCATTTCCTGTAGAGTAAACATGAAGTAGTTGAGATGGCGATGTAGTACCAATTCCAACTTGTTCACTACTATTTATAGTTATAGCAGTAGCATCAGCATTATCGTCTATACCTTTAGATTGAAAATTTAATACTGGTATGTTTGCTTTATCTCTTGCGTTAGTCATTTAATTATTCTTCCTCTTGTTCAGCTTTAAAAGTTGCATAAGCATCTTTAACATCTTGTGTCCAGACTGCGTTACATACTGCTTGAACCTCTGAGTGTTCATTAGATATATCTGC